TTTGGTAATGCATTTTTTATTATATATACGTATATAATACTGATCTTACCCAGATAAGATGCATTTTATTATATTTTCACGCGGTGTTCGTGCCGCTATGTCCACAATTTGTCTTGAGTTGTGGATATTTTATTTTATTTGTTTTTTAAATTTACTAAAATTTAACGCAGTTGGTAGCGAATATCTGACAGTCTCATCAACTAATTGATGCCGCAGTAAACACGGACTGTTTACCTGAACCCGATCAAGTATGGATTACCCTTTTAGGCCCCATACAAGTTTTAGCAGTTTCTAAAATTAAGAAAGGGGGGTTAGATTACCTGTCAAAAATCACTCTTGTTGAGTATAACAACACAAAACCCTAGTGCCTAGCAAGTAGTTCTTCCATTCCCGACGCATTGAGCAATAAGGCTGGTCCACCACAGGGTCCGATTAGACTGGACGCCCAGGTGGGAGATGCAAGCAATTCGCGGAACCCAGCTGAGGGAGCGAGCGCTGTTAACGAAACGGACACGGGTATCGCCAGGGGAAACCCCGCGGAATTTAGTATGTCATGTTCAAATTTTCAAAATAATAAAGATGTTAGTTGCTGTAATAACCAACCTGAATCCGAGGTTGATGGTAAAGTTGATGATAACAACTTTAAAAATATCAATAATTTAAATGAGAATAAAGAGATTGTTTCAGATGATTGTGATGTTGAAGTTGCTAGCTCTAGCAACTATAAATTAATTGAGCATCTTAGTGAAGAAGTAGATAATAAGATTGAAGAAGTTAAAAGAGTTTTTAATGATTGGAAAGATTGCGTGTTCCAATCTGGCAGACATTTTTGCTTTAAAGGAAATGTGTTGCAATATCAAAACGGAAGTTTCAAGGATGTTATAGTTTTTAATGAGTCCGTAGATTTTTGTTTGGGATGTGGAGTAGATGGAAGATATTATTGTAATGATTGTATGGAGAAAGGAATGATTAAATGTCCATTTTGTTATGAGGCTGTTCATGATTCTGATTGTTTCATTGAGATTAAGTTCCCTAATGAAATAATTAATACGGATGAGATTTTTAGTTTAGCTAGAGTGTATTCTGAAGTTATTGGATTGAAGTTGGAAGATAGTTATAATAATAAAATAGTTAATGTTGCCTGTTTTAATGGAAGACAACCTATTCATTTAGGAATTAAATATGCTTTAGCTTTAAAATATATAAATATGTTTGACAACAGAGAAAAATTTTTTGAATTACATTCTACGTTATTCAATCAAGTTTCTTATCAGGGGATTAGCGATAATTTA